TGTCCGTGAAGTTGGAGGTGGCGTAGCTTGTGGATCCACGTACCAGGTATATCTCACTCTTCTCAGGTGTCGGCGGACTCGACCTCGCCGTCAGAATCGCTCTTCCAGAATCTCGCTGCGTCTGCTTTGTGGAGGGGGAAGTCCCGGCTACCGAAGTCCTGGCGGCTCGCATGGAAGAGGGGTCTGTCGAAGACGCGCCTATCTGGTCTGACGTGCGAAGCTTCGACGGTAAACCGTGGCATGGCCTCGTGGATGGAATCGTTGGCGGGTTTCCATGCCAAGATCTATCCGTCGCCGGCAAGGGTGAAGGAATCAAGCGGGGCAACCGATCCGGCCTCTGGTTCCAGTTCGCTCGAATCATTCGCGAAGTTCAACCCCAGTGGGTCTTTATCGAAAACGTCTCGCCAGTTCTCCATTTTCCAGCAGGACGAACCGTACTTGGAGAACTTGCCGAAATGGGGTTCGATGCGGAGTGGCTCACTCTCGCGGCGTCCGCCGTTGGTGCTCCGCACAAGCGGGAGCGGGTCTTCATCCTGGCCTACCCCGCAAGCGCCCGAGGTGCGGCAGGGCTATCAGGACCGGACGCGGGGGATGAAGGGCAGCCCAAAGTCCCTATCGACGGTGGCTGTGGACTATTCCCACCCGGGCCCAACGACCACGAAGCCTGGCGCGAACTGCTGGTGCGGGAGCCCTGGTTGCGACCTGCCTGGTCACAAGAGGAGGCTGAACGTCTACTTCGTGGAGAATTTACAGGGCCTGCCCCTGAACTGGACATCGAAGACCGCACGGATCGACTGCGGTCACTTGGAAATCTGGTTTGTCCATTGCAGGGCGCTGTTGCACTGGCCGTCAGTCGCGGCATGATGAGAAACGCGAAATCACAATAGGGGAGAAATACAACCCCGCAATCAAGGAGTACGCTGATGAGTAGAGATACAGAACTGTGGTTGAGCTTGGTTCTGGGGGGCCTTCTAGGGGTGTCGGTGTTCATCTCCCTCGAGATGAATAAGATTGCTAAGGCGCTAGAGGGGATGGGGCCATGACTGACGCAATTGAGCACCCACCGACACGGTTTGACCGCCTGCGGTGCTGGCTGTACTGGCGCCTGCCGAAGATGTCGTTTCGGGTGGGTAGCCGCTACTGGTTCCCGTTCCTCGCCACCGCGGGGAAGGTTGAGAACTATCAGGCGTATGGTGCGGCTGTAGGACGGAGGTGATTCGATTTATGGGTTTTTGCGTTTAAAATTTGACAGACCCCTATAAGCTGGTTTAATATCAATCAGGTTTACATTTACACCAGCGACCCAATAGGGCGCACTCAGCGATTAGAGCGCGATAACCCAAAGTGTCATCAATCGTCATAATCCACCCTGACGGCCATAAATCATTCACCAGTAGGAACGGAGCCCGTGGGCTCGTGCGTCGTCATCAGGCGCAGTGGAATGGCAGCACCCTCCGACTCGTCAAGACATCCCCATCAGCCAACAGACAACCAGTAGATCCACACATCGCCTACGATCGGTCCGTCAAGGATGGACGGGCCGACAAGCGGAACCTCCGCGGTCTGCCGATGGTGGGCGATGTTGAGAGATTCCTCGAGCAATGCAAGCCCAACAGACGCGCGTAGGCGGACGGTTCGCCCAATCGCAACGGAATCCAGCCGGCCCGCCAGAGAGTTTGCGCTCAACCGCAACGACTCCGGTTTTTGGGGCCAATGACCGCGGGTCGGCTTGGTCGTATACGACATCTCCGCTGCTCGACTATCTACAGCCGAATCAGTTGGTTGGGTTGGCGAAGTTCATGGACGGTCTGAGAAAACGTGCTGGCTAAGTTGCGGAGCGTCGAAGACGAGATGCAATTAGGGATGTCTCTAACCCCCATAACTCCCCCTATAGTCCCCCTCTATTCCCCCTGTGGAGGCGGACCTATGGACGTTGGTGACCTCTGATGGCTCAATGCACCGCACACCGCAAGAATAGCGATCGCTGCAAGAATGACGCAATTAAGGGCGGGTCTGTTTGCCGTGTTCACGGCGGCTCCGCGAAGCAGGTTCGGGAAGCTGCGCAGCGTAGATTAGCCACTCTCGTTGACCCTGCTATTGGAACTCTTGCTAAGTCGTTGAAATCAAAGCAAGGCAACGTAGCACTCGGCGCGGCCAGGGATATCTTAGACCGGGCCGGCTTCAAACCGACCGACAAGACCGAGATAGAACAGAAAACCACACACATCCTAGATCCAGAGTTGCGGGCTCTATTGGTAAAGGCCCTTCCGTATGACTACGTTACCGATAAGCGAAAAGCTACTGAATCAACTACCGCCTGAAGCTTGGCGGGAAATTGAGGAAGAGCAGGCTCGCACGAGAATCAACCGGTACTACCCACCCGCCGGCCCGCTGCGCCGCGATCTCTATCGAAAGCACATCGAGTTCTTCGAAGCCGGCGACACTCACCGGGAGCGCTTATTCCTCGCCGGCAATCGCGTAGGCAAGACCGAGGGCGTGGGCGCCTACGAGGTGACGTGTCACCTGACCGGCGACTACCCGGACTGGTGGCAGGGCAAGCGGTTTAGCCGCGGCATCAAAGCCTGGGCCGCCGGCGACACCGGTAAGACCGTACGGGACATCATCCAATCCAAGCTGCTGGGCCCGGTCGGATCGTGGGGTACTGGCATGATACCCGGCGACAGTATCATGGGCGAGCCCAAACGCAAGGCTGGCTTACCGGAGGCAGTGGAAATCGTCTACGTTCAGCACGTATCGGGCGGTTATTCTACCCTCAACCTCAAATCCTACGACCAGCGGCGGGAGGCATTCCAAGGGACCGAGCAGGATATCATCTGGCTCGACGAGGAGCCGCCGCTCGATATCTACACCGAATGCCTGCTCCGGACGATGACGACGGACGGCGCCGTGATGCTCACATTTACGCCGCTTTCGGGGTTGTCCGCGGTGGTACTGCAATTCCTTCCTGGCGGCGTTCCGGACCCAGAGAATAAGCGATTTGTGGTTACGGCGACCTGGGACGACGTCCCTCACCTTTCGAAACAACAGAAGGATGATTTGTGGGAGTCTATCCCGCCCTACCAGCGCGACGCCCGCTCGAAAGGTGTCCCGGCGCTTGGGTCCGGTGCGATCTACCCTGTTCCCGAGTCGGACATCGTGGTAGATGACTTCGAGATCCCAGACCACTGGGCGCGGTCTTACGGTCTGGACGTTGGCTGGAATCGCACGGCGGCCATTTTCTCGGCGTGGAACCGTGACGCCGATATCGTTTACCTCTACTCCGAGCACTACCGCGGCGAGGCTGAGCCAAGCGTCCACGTGGATGCGCTCAAGGCCCGCGGCCAGTGGATAACCGGCGCGGTGGACCCCGCCTCCCGTGGCCGCAGCCAGGTGGACGGACGAAAACTGATGCAGATGTACCTGGATCTCGGGTTGACGCTCACAGCGGCTGATAACTCAGTGGAAACAGGGATATATAAAGTGTGGCAGCGGGCCAGCAGTGGCCGCCTGAAAGTGTTTCGGTCCTGCCAGAACTGGCTGACGGAGTTCCGTCTCTACCGCCGTGACGAGAAGGGGCGCGTCGTGAAAGAGGGTGATCACTTAATGGATGCGACCAGGTACGACGAGATGGAACGCGAAAACACCGCGAATACAAAGCCAGCGGAGCAGAAGTTAAAGCCGGTGCTCGTGAATGCCGGTGAGCAGATGAGCGGGTGGATGGCATGAGCGAAGAGCAAATTATCATCACCGCGCGCGAGCAGTTCAAGCTCGCACAGGAGGCTGAAACCAGGATTCGTGCCGAAGCCCTGGTTGACCTCAGGTTTCGCGCCGGCGAACAGTGGCCGGACTCCATCAAGGCTCAGAGGGACATCGAGCAGCGCCCCTGCCTGACCATTAATAAGTTGCCCTCCTTCATCCGGCAGGTGACTAATGAGCAGCGGCAGAATCGTCCGCAGATCCAGATTGAGCCCACGGAAGACAACGACGTTGACACCGCCGAGGTGATGCAGGGGCTGTGCAGGCATATCGAGGTTTCGAGCGGTGCTGATCAAGCCTACGACACCGCTTTCGAATCGGCTGTAACCAGCGGCTTCGGGTATTTCCGGGTGGTCACGGAGTACGTCCGTCCTGATTCCTTCGACCAGAAAATCACCATCAGGCGAATCCGCAATCCGTTCCGGGTATATTTCGACCCCACCTGCCAGGAAGCCGACTATTCGGACGCTGATTTCGCGTTCGTGACCGAGGAAATCACTCACGAACAATACAAGCGCCGGTTCCCCAACTCCGAGCTTGGTGGGCTGCAGGATTTCTCCGCCCTAGGTGACCGTGCGCCGGGTTGGATCAACCAGCAGTCGGTGAGGATCGCCGAATATTTAACGGTCGAGCAGAAGCGGGGCAAGATTCACCTACTGGACGACGAGAAAGGCAGCGTTGTTACGGATGAGGACTACCAGTTGTACGTAACGGACAATGAGGAGTCCAACAAGTATGTTAGGGAAACCGGCGTCGGTGAGATGGTCCGGACGCCAAAAATCCTCAAGTCCCGCACCACTGAAATCCGCTCCGTGAAGTGGCGGCTGATCAACGGCGTTGAGGTGCTTAAGGAAAAAGACTGGCCGGGGCAGTGGATACCGATTATCCCAGTGCTCGGGGATGAGATCGAGATTGATGGCGAGCGGCAACTCGTGGGGATGGTTAGGTATGCCCGCGACCCAGCCCGGATGTACAACTACTGGGCATCTGCGGAAACTGAAACGATCGCACTGGCACCCAAGGTGCCGTTCGTCGCCGCTGAAGGCCAGATTGAGGGCTACGAGGGGCTCTGGAAGACAGCTAACGTGAAATCCCACGCCGTTCTTCCATACAAGCCGAAATCACTGGACGGGACGCTCGCCCCACCGCCGCAGCGGCAGGTATTCGAGCCACCGATCCAGGCGATTAGTCAGGCCCGTCTCCAATCGTCCGATGACCTCAAGGCAACTACCGGCATTTTCGACGCGGCGCTAGGAGCACGGGGTAATGAGACTTCAGGCCGGGCTATCTTGGCCCGTCAGCAAGAAGGCGACACCTCTAATTTCCACTTCATCGACAACCTCTCCCGAGCTATCAAGCACTGCGGGCGTATCATCATCGACCTCATTCCGAAAATCTACGATACTCCCCGGGTTATCCGGATTATCGGCATCGATGACGAGCAGAAGTCCGTCGCGGTCAACCAGCGGACGCGGTACAGAGGCGTTGAAAAGATTTTAGACCTCACAACCGGCGAGTACGACGTCAAGGTGAGCGTGGGGCCGTCGTACAACTCCCAGCGACAGGCGGCCGCGGACTCCATGATGCAGCTCACCCAGAACTACCCGAATATCATGCAAATTGCCGGCGACCTGATGGTCAAAAACATGGACTGGCCGGGCGCTCAAGAGATAGCCGAGCGGATGCAAAAAACGCTACCGCCCGAGCTGGCCAGTGATGACGAAAACGAGCAGCCGATCCCGCCGCAAGCCAAAGCGCAGATGGGGCAAATGAACAAGATGATCGAGGCGCTGACTCGAGAATTAAACCAGGCCAACGACCAGATTGGGAAAAAGGCTTACGAGCTGGATTCGAAGGAGCGCATCGAGGCTGTTAAGGCCCAGGTGGAGTTGCTCAAGGCTCAGATTTCAAACGACAGCCGGGAGAGCGTAGAGCTTCTCAAGGCTGAAACGGCGGCCATCAGGGAGAGCATTGCTGCCCTAGCTGGTCCCGCGACGGCAGTACCGCAGTAGAGCGCCTACCGGCGAGCGTATCACCGGGAAAATCCACTGAAAAGGTGAATCAATGTCTGACATCACAGTTACGTCTACGACCGACACGCCGGAAGCCGTTGCACTGGCCGCTGGCGAAGAGGTTGCGGCGCCGCCCGCCGATGAAGCGGGCAAAAAACCCGAGGCCACGGGCAAAGAGTCCGAAGCAGCCGGAACCGATGGAGACTCGGAAACTCCCCCCAAGCAGGAAAGCGACGGAACAGGCGAGGAAAAGGCGCCCGACAAGCCGAAGAAGAAAGGCGGATTCCAGCGACGAGTAGACAAGCTCACGAGGCGCGCGCATGAAGCTGAGAACCGAGCGGCAGAACTCGAGCAGCGTTTGGCGGCACAAGAGCCCGCTGAGACGCCTGCCGAGAAGCCACCGGTGGTCGAGGGTGAGCCAAACCAGGAGAATTTTGACTCCTATGAGGAATACATCGACGCCCGCGCCGACTGGAAATTTGAGCAGAGATTAGAGCAGCAGCGAAAAGAGGACAGGCAGAAGCAGGCCACTGCC